GTAGATGACAAAAGAGCCATTAGAAGCTGCTACCCCTTCGATTGAGAATTTACTTCTCGCTCGATGGATAACAGGTTTCTTATTATAGCCCTTCTCCAGAGCTGCCATACCTGCCTTGACGTCGCGCACTAGAGGCATAAGCCCATAGCGCAGTCGAAGCCATTCAGATGCAGCGAACTCAATCACTGCCGAGCTATCGCTCTTAATCCGTTCGTAACCTTTCTTACGTTTTCCTTTGCGTCTGAACTCGCGAAGGAGACGTATGACGTTTTCTAATGGATTAAGAACCAGATGAAATGCCTGATCAGCTTCAGCGAGAGATTCCAAATAATTGGACCCTCCCTGTTGCCTTTTAGACAGAGCTTCTGTGATAGCTTCGTCCTGGAGGTTATTGACTCTATTACCGTCAATGGTTGGAACCTGAGAATGTCCAGGTCCGTGGCCACTGTAAGCCAGAGTCCATGCAAAGTATGCGCCCTTATCAACGTAATAACCATAAATGGTTGGTCCGGTGCAAGTAGCAGGTACCGAAGTATGTGTAACAGAGGTGTCTCCGGTGACTTCAATTGAATGAAGCCGCCGGACATATGGATGTATAATTACAGCACCCATAGCCCTCTGTTTGAAATAATTCGGCTCGACAAAGTCCAAAATGGAAGCAGCAGAACCGGTATAGATTAGCGAGGAGGTAGAACCCGGATTAATTACTCCATAAATTCTATTGGAGCAGCTAAGCGGGTAGCCTTCTTGCGTCACTGTAACGTTTCCGTTGATACTCCCTTTGGAACGATATCGATACTTTGCAGTCATAAAAGCCTCAAGAGGTTGGCGGGCGGAGCGAAGAGTGTAATCAAACACTCTTCAACTTGCAACTTCTACAATCGGTACACCTCGTGTACTAAATCGCGTAATTGCGAACGTTCTAGTAACTTTCCGAAGGCTACTAGCCTCTTTCTTTTGATGGAAAGAGTCATAGAGTTGACGGGGCAGCAAAGCTGCCAGAACACCGGGTCCTGAC